CTCTATAGAGTATAGAAATAAATGAGAGGTAGTATAGTTAGAAGGGGGGTAATACCATGCACGCGAGAATACACTATAGAGGGAAGTGGGTACGATTGAACGATACGAACGAAACAGCCGGATCATCCTGCGCTATTTCCTTCGTAACCTCGTGGGGGGCGGTACGATACGAACGAAGCCCCCGTCAGTACCCTTCGCTGTGGGCGGGCACCAGCTGGACGAACTGGGCAGCCAGCCACGTTTCCGACCCGTCCGCCCACCGCAGCAGGTACATCAAGCACCCGGTCAGCGGGCCCCGGGTCATGTAGACCACGCTGCAGGGCTTTCCACAACACACAGCGGGGATGTCCATGCCCCTGCATCGGTCAGCGGGGGGTGGGACTTTAGGACTCAGATAGGTACTATCAACACCCCCCCGGGGCCCGGTCAAGCGTACCCCACCCCCCTTGCTGCTGTCCGGACGTGGTGCTACCCTTCCGTCATGCCAGCCCATCCAGCGCGGTCCCTGTCCCTTACGTCCAGGCAGGTGGAAGTCATTGCTGCGGTGGTGCGGGATGGGCTGTCCTGGCGCGCTGCTGCCCAGAAGTTCGGGGTGGATACCGCCCTGCTGTACCGCTGGAAGGCGGAGCCTGTCTTCAGCGCTGCGCTGGACGTGGCCCGCGCTGAGTACGAAGCAGACGTGTGGACCCGGCTGCGCCACGCTGCGGGGGCTGCGGCGGACACCCTGATAGAAGTCAACGCGGACCCCGACGAGAAAGGGGCGGTGCGCGTGCAGGCAGCCAACAGCATACTGGACCGGGCCAGCTTCCGCGCTGGGGACCGCACGGACGAAGGCCAGCTGGTCCAGCCCTACGCCACCCGGGACGAACTGGTGGAAGCCCTGGCAGCCATCCCTGCGGACGTGCTGGCGGAAGCGCTGGCCCGGGTGACTGCAGCCCCATGAACCTGGACCGCATCCGCGCCACGCTGGCGGATAACCCCCTGGCGCTGTTCAGCCCGTCCCCCGCGCTGCGGGACTTCATGGGCAGCAAGGGCAAGCGCATCCTGGTGCGGGCAGCGAATCGCACCGGGAAGACGCGCCACGCTGCTGCGAAGCTGGCAGCCCTGATGCTGGCCACCCCCAGCGGACGCTTCCGTGCGGTGGGCGTGACCTACCAGCAGTCCATCAGCGTGGTGTCCCGATACCTGCACAGCTTCCTGCCCCCCAGCGCGCTGGCCACGGGCTGCAGGTTCAGCCTGGAGAATGGGTGGACGCACCAGCTGATACGGCTGAAGAACGGGTCCACCTGCGAGATACGCAGTCAGGACCAGTCCGCCATCAGCCACGCGGGGTCCGACCTTGACGGGGTGTGGATTGATGAAGTCCCGCCCCCGGACGTGTTCCTGGAGTGCGTGAAGCGCGTGGTGTCCAGGGGCGGCTGGGTGTGGTGTACCTTCACCCCCATAGGCAGGCCCAGCAAGTGGTTCCGCCGGATGGTGGAAGAACCGGGCAGCCCGTGGGAACAGGTGGTGGTGGAGTTCAGCCAGCGGAACTGCCCGTGGTACACGCACGCACAGGTCACAGCGTGGTTGGCGGAAGCTGCTGCCAGCCCGTGGGCCTACCGCCAAACCATCTTCGGGGACTGGGAAGGGGAAGTGCTGGACCGCACCTTCACCGGGTTTGACGAAGGCTGCATCGTGGACGATGACCAGCTGCCCGTGGAAGAACCCTTCCGGCTGGGCATCGGCATTGACCACGGGGAAGGCATCGGCAGGCAGGTGGCGCTGCTGTGCCTGTGGACGGATTCCACCTTCATCGTGCTGGATGAAATCGTGAACACCACCACCACGCTGCCCGAAGCGGACGCGCGGGCCATTGTGACCAGGCTGCAGGACTGGGGCTGGGCCCTTACGGACGTGGCCCGCATCGTGGGCGACATCAACAGCGCGGGGAAGATGGGCGCAGGGATGAAGGTGAACGAAGTGCTGGGGGATGCGCTGGCTGCTGCAGCTGGGCTGCGGGCCCGCACCATCACCATCACAGCCCCCGACAAAGGCAAGGGCAGCGTGGAACTGGGCAGCAAGCTGGTGAACGCTGCTTTCATGCGGGGCACGCTGAAGGTGCATCGTGGCTGCGCGGGGCTGATTACCAGCCTGAAGAACTACGCGCCCGGGCCAAAGGGTGAAGACCTGAAGCACCCGCTGGACGCGCTGCGCTACATCAGCCAGCCCGTGCTACATGCCTGGTCCATGACGCTGCCTTCTATCAGCCGCTTGCGGGTGCGTTGACCTGTTGACCGTTTGAAGGTACTATCCTCCGGAGTCCTACCCCATGGCATCCACCAGCCCTGTCCTGATTCCCGCTGACCCGGCGGACGCTGCCCGCTGGGAGCACACCAGGGTGCGCAGGCGGATGCTGGACGGTCACTGGGAGCAGGACATCAGCCAGCGCCTGAACGAACGGCTGACCCCCGGGCGCAGCTACAACCTGGGCAGGCCCGTCCAGTCCCTGAACCTCTTTGCTTCCACCGTGCGCCAGCTGGCGGTGCAGTACGATGCTGCCCCCACCGTCCACCACCCTGACCTGGATGAAGCCCAGCAGGACCGCTGGAAGCACCTGATGGCGGAAGCCCACCTGTGGTCCATCATGCAGCGGGCATCGGAGTCCGTTATCGGACTTCGGGAGTGCTTCATGCAGGTGGAATGGGTGGCCATCCCCTACCACCCCGAAGGCGGGGAAGTGGTGGTGTCGCCCCTGACCCCGGATACGGTGGTGACTGTCACCCGCCCGGGTGACCCGGATGACGTGCTGGTGCTGAAGGCAGCCCGCTGCTACACGGTGGACGGGGACAGCATCCCCGCCTGGGCTGTGTGGGACATCAGCAACCCCGACCAGCCGCACTTCCGCGTGGAAGACGCCAGCGGGCGGGACATCACGGTGCGGGTGGTCACGGACCCCCAGCCCTGGCCCTACGTGAAGGAAGGGGGGCAGCCCTATCTGCCCTTCGTGAAGTACCGGGCGCAGGACACCGCTGACCCGTGGGATGCCTACGCATTGTCTGAACTGGTCCACGCTGCGCTGGATACCGCTATTCTGTGGACCGCGTGGGGCAAGTGCGTACTGGATGCCAGCTGGTCCCAGCGCTGGGTTATTGACCTGATGCTGCAGGGAATGAGCATCAGCGGGAGCGGGGCTGCGGTCACGGGTTCCGTGGAGACTGACCCCACCAGCATCCTGGCCTTCACCAGCCGGGGGGACAAGCCGGGCAGCGTGGGGCAATACAACACCCCCGTGGACCCCGCAGCCATGGCGCTGTCCATCGTGACCTTCCAGGCCAGCGTGCTGTCCAACATCGGGATTCACCCGGCGGACCTGGAAGCGGGCCATACCGCCCAGTCTGGGGTGGCCATCCAGCTGAAGCGCAGCGCCCAGCGCCGGCTGGCCCTGCGGATGCTTCCCCAGTTCCGCCAGGGGGACGTGGAACTGCTGGGCCTGATGGCCAGCATCAGCAACACCTTCGGGAACACCAGCTACCCCACGGAAGGGTGGGAACTGACCTACCACCTGCCCGAAGCGTCCGTGGACGAGTTCATAGCGGAACTGGACCGGGACGAGCGGATGGTGCGGCTGGGGTTCATCAGCAAGGTGGACCTGATGCAGAAGTACCGCCCTGAACTTTCCCGGGAACAGGCACGGGAAGCGCTGCTGGAAGTGGCGCAGGATAACGCTTCCTTCCCCCTGGATGGCCCCGCTGTGGTGGCCCCCGCTGCTCTGGCGGACCCGGCTGCCCCAGCTGCGCCCACCCCTGCAGCCCGCCCGGAAATCCAGCTGACTGCCACAGACGTGGCTGGAATCGTGACCGTCAACGAAGCACGCGCTGCGCAGGGGCTTCCCCCGCTGGCTGGCGCGGACGGTCAGCTGACCGTGACCGAATACCAGGCGCTTCACGCTGCTGTGACTGCCACGGCAGCAGCAGCGGCGCAGGGTGACCCCGCCCCGACTGTCCAACCCACGGAGTAGACCCCATGAATGAAGACGAACCGAAGCCCCCGACCGTGCGTCTGGGGGATGTTGACGTACCTGCCCAGTTCGCTGAACGCTGGAAGGAACTGCTGGGGAAGAACCAGCAGCTGAAGGCCCAGCTGCTGGAAGCGCAGGCAGCCCCCGCCGATGGTGGGAAGGAACTGCAGGCAGCGCAGGACCGCATCCAGGCGCTGGAAGCGCAGGTGGCCCGCGCTGAACACTCGCGGGTGCTGGCTGCGGATGGTGTGGACGGGGATGAAGACCTGTACGAATACCTGCAGTTCCAGTATGGGAAGCTGCCCGCCCCGGCGGAAGGGGAAGACCGCCCCGCCTTCACGGACTGGTACACGGAAGCGAAGACCACGAACCGCGTGCTGCAGGCTGCGCTGCAGTCCGCAGGGAAGGCCCCCGCAGGGAAGGCCCCCGCAGGGAAGGCCCCCGCCCCGGTGGTGAAGCCTGTGCCCCCGAAGGTGGCTCCGGAGCGGAAGCCTGGCAGCACGGACAACACCTTCACGGCTGAAGCCATCGGGGGTCTGGATATGGCCACCTGGAAGGCCAACAAAGAAACCATCCGGAAGTCACTGTTTGGAAGCTGACCGATGCACCCTTGCGCTTTCCAGCGCGGGGGTGTACGCTTCCCCACAGTAGTATCCGCTGCCCAGCGTTACGGGACTGGCACCACCGCAGCCCAGCGTCAAGGGGCAGCCAGGTAAGCTTCCCCCTCTCGCTTCACCCTTCGCCCTACTGGTGCTCCCATGGCTGCCGATACCTACGCTTCCCTGTCTGACCTTCGCATCGCTGCGTACCTCAACCAGACCCTCATGGAACTTCTCCACGAACGTGGTGACCTTCGTGGCACCATGGTGGAAGTCCCCTTCAGCCCCAACATGGGCAGCGCCGCCATCAAGATGGGCCTGTACCAGCCGCTGGATGCGTTCAGCGCCCCGGGCGAGGATACCGCCCTTTCGGTCACGAACATCACCGATTCCAGCGCCACCCTGACCTGTGCCCGCTACGGTCTTCAGCGGGAGTTGACCGACCTGGCGCAGATTACCGGGGGCCCGGACCTCGACAAGCTTGCGGCGGATATGGCCCTTTCGGCGAACTACACGCTGAACAGCCTTCTGACCGCAGCGTTCGGTTCCCTCGCTACCAGCGTGGGCACCAGCGGCGTGAACCTCTCCGTGGATGACATCTACAGCGCCCAGTACGCGCTGCAGCTTTCCCTGGTCACCGGGCCCTTCTACCTCGTGCTGGCCCCCATCCAGTGGAACGACTTCCAGGCCAGCCTTCGGGGTGAACTGGGTGCCATGCAGTTCGTG